CTGGTGAAGATAGTGCTATGGTCGCTAATCCTGTATCCTACAAAGCCCGTGGAGGTAACACAGTTGATGGTGACCACGAGGTATGGGGCGGTGCGTCAAACGATCTCTTCTATCAAGCACAACAGGGACGCCGTGCAGACCGCGTACTGATGGACTATGGTACTGGCCTTGAGACCCTGAACGACGGTCCTGTTAAGGCTATGGTGGACCAGCTTGCTAATGAGTTCAGTGCGTACTCTCATTCTAACTACACAGAGAGCATCACAGCGTCTTGGGTTGCTAAAGCTAAAGCACTAGGTATCACAACGACAGCACATGCAAATCGTGCAGCCTTCGATGATATGTTCAATAAGCTTACAGCAAGGAGTAACCACACAGCTGAGGAACGTAGTCTTATCCAAGTTGGTAACATTGCCAGACGACGCATGGGTCTTAAGGACCCTATGACACGTGGAATGGAACACTTTGGTCAAGAGATGCGTGAGTTCGTCTTTGATACTACAGGCCTAAAGGTACCAAAGGTTTCTATTGTCAGTGGGCTGCTTAACATGGGCTTTCAGTCTGCCTTTGGTTTCTTCAACATCGGTCAGTTTGTCATGCAGGCATCACAGGTGTCCTCCATTATAGCTTTGTCTCCTAAAGCCGGGCTGAAGGCTTCATACGGTGCACCTGCTCTGCGTCTTGCTCTACACAATGGTACACCTGAGGCTGTTCGTCGTATAGGTAGAGTGCTAGGTGTGTCTGAGAAAGATGCAAAGGAACTCTTTGAGTACATAATGGTATCTGGTCGGTACGACGTTGGTAATGACGCAATGGAGAAGGCAACAGGGCCTGGGTGGTCATTCAAAGGATGGGGCGGTAAGTCACACATACCTAGAGAAATGCGTAAAGGACTGTACGCTGCATCATCTGTAGGCAAGAAGGTACTGAAGGCAGGTACTGCTCCTTTTACAGAGGGTGAACGTCTGTCACGTCTAACTGCTATCACTACTGCATTCTTGGAGCACAAGAAAAGGCTCCCTAATGTCAGCGCAATGGAAGACAACGCTCGTGCTTGGATTGCCAATAGAGAGCAAGACCTTACGTTCAACATGGGTACTGCATCTAAAGCAGCACTGCAGCAAGGTGTGTGGCGGTTGCCTTCACAGTGGACTGCCTATAGTTTCAGAGCGATGGAAGCTGTTGTTATCGGGCGTGACCTGTCTAAGGCTGAACGTATCCGCTTGGGTCTGATCTTGGTAGGCCAAGGTGGTACAGCTGGCGTCTTCGCAGCAGGTGCAGCTGATTGGATCAGTGAGAAGTTTGACATGGACCCTAATGGTGCTGGTGTTGCAGCTGTCAAGTACGGCTTCTACGACGGTGTCCTCTCTGCGTTCTTTAGCGGTGTCTCAGGTAACGACGTTCAGACAGCTATGGGTACACGCCTAGCTCCACTAGGTACCTTCATGGATATCTACCGCAAGGTCACTGAGGAGAACACACTCACAGCATTAGGTGGTCCTTCTGTTGAGATCGTTGGTGCCGGTGTTGTGGCTGCTTACGAAGCAATAGGTAACATCTTCAATGGTCACACAGCTTCTGCTTGGGAAGACATAGAGAGGGTACTTCGGGCTCCTACTGGTATTGACAATATAGTGAAGGCACGAGGTATCATCAACCACAATGTGTACCGATCAAAAACTGGTGCGTCAATACCTTTGCCTTTCACTGCCATTGATGGTGTGTTGCAAGGCTTAGGTATCACAAACTACTCAGTAGCAGACTACTACGATAGCAAGTCTCACGTCTGGAGAGAAACAAAAGATGTGAAAGAGTTCACAAAAGACTTGCAAAAGTCCTTCCAACATGGTATAGATTTGATACGAGAAGGTAAAGAAGCAGACGGTATTCAATTGCTCAATGAAGTCAACGCAAGAATTGATATCTCTGGGTTCTCTCCTTTAGATATCCACGGTATCCGTACGCAGATGAGAGTACGTAACTCAACCCCGCTAGCACAGTGGTACTTCGAACGCCACTTAATGGCTGCAGGCAAACGTGTAGAGAATCAAGGAACAGAGTAATATGCAACCCTTCGCCCCTAAACTAACCTCAGATATCGGCTACACACAAGCTCCAACGGCACCTGCTGCTGAGCCGTCTGTCTTCAGCGGTATTGGCGATGCATTGTCTGGTGCTCTGAAGGTAGCTGACAAAGCCTTGGATAGCTTTAAGCCAAAAGCTCCAACCTACCAGCAAATCAAAGACGAAGATGAACTTAACAGCCTCAATGCGTTCCAAACAGGCACAGAGAAGGCAGCACAGCTACGTGCACAGGGTTTCAATGGTCAAGCTACCGCTATGGAGAACCAGATAGCACTGGACTTTGTTCGTGCGGGTGGTAACCCTACTTCAGAAGAAGCTAAGTATATGGTTGAACGGGTAACTGGCAGGAATGCTGACCAGTTCGGTCTGTCAGAAGAAACTCATGCGATTATGAAGATTACAGAGGGAGAAGACTACGCTAACGCGGTAGCTAACACTTACAACACCCATCCTCCTGGTACACCCGGCGAAGTCAGGCATTCAGCAGCCCTGGTGGAAACGATGGGCATCATGGCAGCTAAGAGTACTATCGCTGCAGCTAACGGTAAGTCTGAGGCTCAGGCTGCAACCAACAAAGCTAATTGGAACATTGAAGGCGGTGGTCTATCAGCCTTTAATCAAGTCATAAACCAATTCTGGAACGCTGAGGCTGGCGCAGCTATGCTTGCTGATCAGGCTGGTCAGACACTTGATCCTACTTCAATCAAAAATTCAAGCGTACGGTTTAAGCAGTTCAAAGGAAACATACTAGCACAACGTCCACCTGGGCTCGACGACACACAATGGTCTAATGTGACAGCCAAGCTTGAAGGTATCAGTGAGGTGTACGGCGGACTAATTAACAAAGGAGAGACGTTGAAAGCCGCGGCTGCTAGTGCGTTGATTCAGTCGGTAGTAAAGAACCCTGATCTTTCTGCAATTGTCACCCACGTCATCCTAAACACCAAAGACTTTAAGGAGTTTGGCTTGACAGGTGCGGACTATGCGTCTGCCTTCAAAGCTTTACAAACCACCAATGAACCCCTCTACAAGATTAATGAGGGCAACAAGAGTGACCTTACCTCTGGTGCGCCCGGCTTAAATAGTGGTAACAAAGGTAAACCTAACGGCACTATATCTCAAGAGGCTCTTGATGCCTACAAAGGTGATCCAAAGAAGCACGTGGAGAATATGAACGGAATCAGTAAGTACTTCCGTGCCTTGACCCCTAAAGCAGCTGGTACGGAGACCCAAACGGTAGCTAATATTAGCCAGAAGATGGCGGCTAGTGTGTACAACTCGACTGTTCCCTTCGCTGCAGCTGACATCAACGATGCGTACAACACAGGTTTGATTGGTACTATACGTGAAGTTGGCAAGACTGACCCACAAACAGCGTGGGCAATGGCGCGACAGCACTCAGAAGCGTTAGACCAGATGTCTACTAAGTCCTACCAGAATGCTAACAAGAAGTTCGGTGACTTTGCGAAGCTAGGTCAAGACGGTAAGGTGCGGTTAAACTGGGCTAACGCCTTTGACAACCTACCTGCCTCGGGTGAGTTTCGTGCGTTCATTGAAGATGAGATGAGGGCTGCACTGGAACCGTACGACGGTGATCTCTACGCATTTACCAAAGCTTACAGAGGCTCAAAACAAGGTCGATCTGATGCTCCTAAGTTCTCACGCGGCGTATCAGAGTTTATGAACTCTATGGATATGCGTGTGTTTATGGAAGAAGGTGGTGAACTAAAAGAGCAGATGGACTCCTTGGTTGCCATCAATGCTGCACGTGGGCGTATGCAAGCAGAGGCTGACCTGATTGAGAATGCCTATAGTACCGCAGTGGAGGCTGGCGATGAGTTCACACAAGAGGTTGCACCTGCTGCTGCTCCTGTTCCTCGCGAGCGTCCTGTTGTTGAAACAACTGCTCCCAGTGCTGGTGGTATCCTCGGCCTCGGTGGCTTCCCTGAGACTGATGGAGTTCCCTTAGGTGAGCGTGCTGTAGGCAAGGTAGGTTCTGCTCTTGGTGATGCTGCTGGTTTTGTTGGTAGGCAGATCATTAGTCCAGCAGGTGCCGGTACCTTAGATGACCGTATTGGTCAAGCTGAGTCCCAAGGAAGCTACGATGCAGTCAACAGAGGAACTCTCAAAGGCAAAGGTATCGTAGGCGCTGACATCAACGCTAGTAGGTCTGTCACCCGTAACGGTGTAGAGTCTATCATTCCTGTCTCTGGCCTTACGGTAGGAGAACTCACGCAGTTCCAGTCGATCAAAGACCCTAACGATACTAACCGTATCTTTGCAGCTGGTAAGTTCCAGATCATACCTAGCACGATGGTGGGCTTCCTTAAGGCACACCCTGAGGTAAAGAGCACCGATACGTTTGATGAAGCGATGCAGAACAAAGCATTCGGTTACCTCATCAACGAGAAACGTAAGGATATCGGTAGGTACATCTCTGGTAAGTCTGACGACAGAGACGCAGCCTTGCTAGCTCTAGCTAAAGAGTGGGCATCGTTCCCTATTCCTACTGATATGGTTGTCAACCGTGACGGGAAACAGGTGTCTCTCAAGAAAGGCGAATCGTACTACGGTGATGGCAACAAAGCCAGTGTCACTGTGAAGCAAGCAGGTATTGCTCTTGATGGTATGATCCCAGACGATGAGCTTCCTGAGAGTCAAATCGTGGACACGGTAACACAAACTGTTCCAGATGCAACACCTAAGGAAGTCAAGGAAGTCATTGATCACCTCCAAGGTGCCAACACACTTGATACTATAAGAGCCCTAGGAGCCCGTCAGAGAGCTATCATGAGTGCTATCCTAAATGCGTACAGCGAAGAGGGACAACAGCAACCAGAGCAGCCCGCAGCGTCTTCTACGGTAGGTTCTGGTCCCTATAGGCAACCAACGCCCACACCTTTTGTTCTGGGAGAGTAGATATGTCTGACCTTCCAGAATGGGTAGACCAACAGATACAGCAGCGTCTCATCGACTTGGAGACACAAGGAGCTAGGCGTGAGGTTATCTTGCAGAACACTCAAGAAGACACTAGAGCTATGAAAGATATCAACACCCAGCTGCTGTTTGCTGTGAAGGACATCCAGAACACCCTAAGGTTCCAACGATGGTTGTTCAGAGCAGGCGTCACCTGTATCGGTGTGCTATTCTTTGTGTTTGGTAAGGTGTCATGGGACGATATCTCCACTGTTACCAAGGCTATCCGCAAGGGTGACTAAGGTAGCGACAATCTACCGCATTGACACACCTTTGTGTACCGACTAAACTCTAAGAGTTGGTTGGTTGTTGTTAAACATCTGTCCAACCTTTGTTACTGTAGAATATACCTAGGAGTTAAGACGTTGGTGAAGTACCTAATGGCGTTACAACGAGCTATCGGTAGGCTTATTGCCTATGTGTTTCGTCGTAAAGCCGATGTAGCAGAACTGAAGGATAGGGTTAACCTCAGGGTTGACCAAGCTGCATCTAAAGTGAAGAAGATTATCGACGATGTCTAGGTTCATCTCTCTGCTCCTGTTTGTCATTGCAGTAAGCTGCACACCGTTGGACATTGCTACCAAAGCTTTAGGCTCCCTGGGTGGCTCTTCCAATTCGGGTACTGCTGTTGATGTCAATGCACAAATAGGAGCAGAGAATGAACAATCGATCACAGTTGGTAAACGAACAGATGCTGGTGATGTCAAGCTAGGTGACAACACTGGCTCTGTTAAGGTTACCCAAGGTGAGACCAACAAGGTACAGTCAGGCACCATAGGGTCAGTTACTGTCAATGAGACAGATACACTGCTGATCATACTGCTAGGAGCCTTCGGTCTAATCGGATGGATGCTACCTACACCAACACAGATATTCAGCGGGTTCAGCGGACTCTTTAAGAGGACTAAGGAGTAACAATGGCAAAACGACCAACACAAAAGACCATAACGTCTGGCTTCTCTTCAGCTAATATGTTGAACTACAACGTAAACGAAGTGCTAACAGCATTCGATAATACCTTGAGTTTAGACGGCAGTGCACCTAACGCTATGGGTGCTGACTTCGACATGAACTCTAATGATATCCTCAATGTAGGTGATATCACTACTGTTAACTTAACAGTTACAGGTACAATCACTGGTAATGTCCCTCCTGGACCAGCTGGTGCTACTGGTGATACCGGACCAGCGGGTGCTACCGGCGCTACCGGACCAACTGGTGATACCGGGCCAACTGGTGCTACCGGTGCTACTGGTGCTACCGGTGCTACTGGTGCTACCGGACCAACTGGACCTGAAGGACCAACTGGTGCAACTAACTTAGGTTACACAGCTGCACCAACTAATGGTACTGTTACTAGTGACACAGGGACTGACGCAACCCTGACGGTAGCTGATGCTACCAACGCTGGTCTTATGGTGCCAGAGTACTTCACTCGTTTGGCTTCTGTTGAAGCTGCGGCTGATGTGACTGATACAACTAATGTCACTGCTGCTGGTGCCTTGATGGACTCAGAAGTTGATGCTGACATCAAGACACTGGTGTTACCAGCTAACACAACCATTAGTGCATTTGGTGCTAGTCTCATTGATGACGCCGATGCAGCAACAGCGCAGACTACCTTAGGTGTAGACCCAGCAGGTACCGACAACAGCACCAACGTATCTCTTGCGGGTACACCTGATTACATCACCCTAGTTGGACAGGTTCTTACTCGTAATCCTGTTGATCTGGCTGCTGATGTGACTGGTAACCTACCTGTCACCAACCTGAACAGTGGCACATCTGCTTCTGCTACTACGTTTTGGCGTGGTGATGGCACTTGGGTTACTCCAAGTGGTAGCGGAGACGTAGCCAAGGTTGGTACTCCTGTTAACAACCAGATCGGTGTGTGGACCGGTGATGGTACCCTAGAGGGTGACCCTGACTTTACCTTTGATGCTACCACAAACACGCTGGCTATTGCTGCTAGTGGCAAGGTAGCCTTCGGTGCAGTTACTATCCTTGATGACACAACCGGAACCACCACGTTATCTAACATTGATGCCTTGGATGCTACGACTGAGGCTACCATTGAGACAGCGATTGATACACTATCGAACCTGACCTCAGTAGGTACGATTGCTACCGGTGTTTGGGAGGCTACAGACGTAGCGGTACTACACGGTGGTACAGGCTCAAGTACTGCTGCTGGTGCTGCGACTAACTTGGGTGTAGGCACAGGTGACAGCCCACAGTTCACAGCAGTCAACATCGGTCATGCAACGGATACAACTCTCGCTCGTGTGAGCGCGGGTCTAGCCTCTATTGAAGGTGACACGATTGCTCTGCTGACTGCCACGCAGACTATGAGTAGTAAGACACTCGCTGATGTGCTGTTAACCGGTGCGATCGGCGAAGAGGTCTTTACTATTCCATCCAGCACTACACCTGAACTCGATCCAGCAGACGGCACTGTCCAGAAGTGGACACTCACGGGTGCTAGCACACCAACAGAAGTGTTTGCTGATGGTGAAAGTATTACTTTAATGATCGACGATGGGACAGCATACGCGATCACGTGGCCTACTATGACGTGGGTCAACAATGGCGGCGTTGCACCTACACTGGCAGCAACAGGTTTTACTACTGTGACGCTCTGGCATTTTGGCACATTGTATGGCGCGCTAGTAGGAGATGGAACGTAATGCTTACTAAGAAACTAATGGGTGCTGGTGGTGCTGGTGGTGCTGCTGCTGCTGGAGATGACTACTGGGTAGTAGAGGTGTCTGGTGTTAGACGTATGGGAGATGTTTTAGTAAACTCTTCAAATGATGTTATTGCCGCCTTTGAAGACGCACAAGCCGTTGCTGTAGTATCCCTCGATAAAGATGGCCTTGAAAACTGGCAAAAGAAGTATGCCTATTCAACATACGATGCCGTCGGTTTCAAGTATATTGGTGTAGATTCATCAGACAACGTTTATATTAGCACATATTATGATTTAGGGCTGGGAGCAAGCCGTGATATTGCTCTCATTAAAACATCAGCAAGCACACAAGCAGTTTTAGCTCAGGCTGGCATTTCCTCTTCTGCTTTTGACTCACCCAACAAAATTTCTGTTGATTCTTCTGATAATATATATCAAGCCCTATACTATAATGACGGAACTGTCGGTACAGCAGGAGTGGCAAAATATGACTCTTCTCTTTCACTTGGTTGGCTCTATAAGTTTAATGACGGCACCAATGCTTCACTTTTTAGGGCTACTACTGTTGATTCTAGTGGGTATATTTATGCTGGAGGTCATGCTAAAGAAGCAGGAACGTATGAGTATAGACCATACCTTGTAAAGTTAAACTCGTCTGGGACTGTTCAGTGGAGTATAAAAACTACGAACACTATCTCTACTCTTCAAAACGGAGAAGATTATGGTGGACTGATAAAAGACATAATTGTAGATAGTTCTGATAATGTCTATATATCTATCGCAACCGGAACTTCAGGTTCTGGATTTACAAAACGTCTGCACGTCTTAAAGTTTAACTCTTCAGGCACAGTACAGTGGCATAAACGCTTTAATTCGACGGGAACCTACCCGGCTGAACAATTTGGTAATACTCTAGATATGTGTATCACTACTGGCGGAGTTTTAGTTGTATGTTGGGATGACGGCACTGAGATTCCTGCTACTACTGCTATGGTGGGGTTAGACCCGTCAGACGGTTCTGTATCTTGGCAGCGTGCTATTAACAAGAAGAGTTATAGTTCTCTTCACGCTCACCCACTAGGCGGATGGTGCTTTTCGATAGCAGATACATCTTCACCATATGGTGGGTATATCGCTCGGCTGCCGGATGATGGGTCTTTAACAGGGATGTGGGGTAATCTTACCTACGGCAATTCTTCTCGTTGGGTATCGGCTACAGGAGGTATGACTTGGGGTTCTTCATCTATCTCAGCCGCATCTGACTCACCAACTGAAACAACTCCGGTGTATTCTGACACTACAAGTTCTTATACCTTAACTAAAACAACAGAAACAGGACTAGTCAAAGGGTTTGTCACTAAAGCGGTCGATGAAGGCCCTGATTGGGACTCTAATAATGTTTTAGATGTATTGAGTATAGCCGATGAAGGCGATTTAGTTGTTATTGCATTTAGTGTGGATAATTCTACAACAAGTTGGTCTTGGGAGGGGATGCCCTTTACAGCGATTCAAAATTTAACAAACCAAAGCAGTCCCGGAACCTATGTAGGATATAGAATTGTTCAAGCAGGAGACTCTAATCCGTATTTAAGCAGCGCTTCTGGTTTATCAGGTGGATTAACTGCTATTGCCGCTATATTTAAACCTACATATACTACATTTGAAAATTCAGCATATTCTAATGGTGGTAGTAGTAGTTTAGACCCTCCTTCTGTTACAGCTACTGCTGATTTGTGGATTATCACTGGACATTTAGATGATGATAAAAATTCTACATTTACTGCGCCTTCGGGGTACGAACTACTTGGGACTGCTGGGTCCTCAAGTTTTAATACTGGAACTTGTATATGCTATAAAGAAGAATCTCTCACTTCTGAAAATCCGGGAGCAATAACATCTTCATCTTCAGATGGCTGGTATGCTGTTACAGCAGCATTTTCATAAGGAGAAAAAAATGAAATACATAAAAGTAATAAATGAGCTAAATCGTATCTTTCCATATAGCGACAGGCAATTTAGACGTGACAATGCTAATGTGAGTTTTCCGTCTACGATATCTGACGAGATTAAAGCCTCTTATCAAGTTTATCCCGTTATCGAAGAACCTTCGCCGGTTTATAACGAAGCTACTCAACGTATAGTTAGACAGCAACCTCAAATAGTAAACAATCAATGGTTTATTAAGTGGAGCATAGTAGATAAAACTGAAGAAGAAAAGATTCAATATAGAGAAGATCAGATTCGTAAAGTAAAAGCGGAAGCTAAACGTCGTATTATCGCTATTGCTCCTGAGTGGAAGCAATCCAACATGCTAGCAAGAGCTCTTACTTTGCTACGAAAAGGTGAGGCTAACCTTACTACTGCGGAGGCACTTGAGGTGTCTGGAATGGACGAGGTTTGGACGGAAATTCAGCGTATCCGGTCTGTTTCAGACACACTAGAAGCAGCGGACCCACCACCAGACGACTTCGCAGACGACAAGTATTGGATCGTATAGATGGCTAAGAAACCTACACTCACTACGGTAGCCTCAGGGTACCAGAGCACTACAATGCTCAATGCTAACCTCAATGCAATCAATGATGCTTTAGACAATACAGTTAGTCTTGACGGCAGCGTACCAAACGTAATGACAGCTGACTTCGACCTTAACTCCAATGATCTACTAAATGTAGCAACAGCTAACATAGCTGTACTAAAGGTAGCTGGTGTTACTGTCACAGACTATACGTCGCAACCTTCATGGTCTGGTCCTTGGGTCACTGCAACAGCCTATGCTGTGGATACCCTGGCTGAAGACGGTGGCTCTGTGTACATCTGTGTAGTAGCACACACCAGTGGCACCTTTGCTACTGATCTAGCTGCTGTTAAGTGGCAATTGTTCTCCGGTAAGTCTCTACCGCAGAGTTTCCTTGATGAAGACGACATGGCGTCAGACGATGCTACCGCTGTAGCTTCACAACAGTCTATTAAAGCCTACGTTGATGCGTCTGGGTACACACTGCTTGACGAAGATGCTATGGGTACCAACAGTGCAACCGCCGTAGCATCACAGCAGTCTATCAAAGCTTATGTTGATACCACTGTGCTGGCTAGTACAGCTGAGGTACGTACAGGTGCATCTGGTAAGTACATCACGCCTGCTGCGGCTCATGCAGCTACTGCTATTGTCACACTTACTGATGCTACCAACATTGCCTTTGACTTCACCTCAGGTTATGCCTTCGAGGTTACACTAACAGATAACCGTACACTAGCCGACCCTACTAACGGTGTACCTGGGCAGTCTCGTGTCATTCGTGTCATTCAGGACGCTGGTGGTACCAACACACTAGCCTTTGATACAGCATACAAAGGTGCCTACGGTATCCTGCCTACGATCTCAACAGGAGCTAACGAGTATAGCCTGCTGAACATCTACTGTGTCTCTGCGTCTATCTTCGTAGTGTCAGCACTGATTAACTGCTCATGATCTTACCTGGGTTCCCTAGTATATTCGCAGGCAGAGCACCAGTTACTGCTACTTGGGTTTGGTCTCGGCTTCGGACTGATGATGCAACAACCTACACTTGGCCCAGTACGTCCCTTGGTTCTGCTCAGACTAACAGGCGTCTCCTTGCTGTCATGCAGTGGGAGCCAATCCACCCTAGCGTATCCACTGTCACAGCACTTAGCATCGACGGCACAGCTGGTACAGAGGTTATCTCTCACGATGACCAGTACGCTACTGAAGGCAGGAGTTCTATATGGATCGTTGATGGTGACCAGAGTGCTACAACTGGGAGTGTGAGCGTAACTGTTGGCACCCAAGCGTGGAAACGTATGTCACTAAACATCTATGCTGTGTACGGTAATGACTTTCCACAGGTACTGGATACCGCTGTTGATTTCACAGCTAATAGTGCTACACAGACGAGTCAGCCTATCGTTACGAGCCTATCAGGCCCATGTATTGCAGGTGTATCTTGTGGCAGCATAAGTACCAGTGTCGCCCTACTTACTGGTTTCACCAGGGATCGTATCGATACACTAGAGAATGGTAGCTCTACCTTTGCGGTGTTCAGCCTAGCCAATGCTGGTATCCCAGGCATGCCCACAAGAACCATACGGTCACTCAATGCTAACGGTCAGAAGTGTATGACTGCTGTATCCTTTTTCTGAACACAGCCGCCACCACGCCCTCTGCGAGCCAACTGATATGTGTAGTCTCTCAAGGATAGACAACAGTGAAATACCTAAAGAACCTAAGGACCACTGCAAGAGTGCGTACACAAACGATATCAAGTGGGCTAAGGCCTATCTTGAGCAAGACAAGTCTATTTCTTAGAGGAGCAAGGGGCGACTGATGGGTGGCACAATAGATACAAGTTTAATCCTAACCCTAGGTGGGATGTTATTTTCTATAGCAGCAGCAGCGGCTGTAGCAAAACGGGAAATAAAACTACTCGCTGACCAAGCTCAGGATTACGAGAACAGACTACGTAAGTTAGACCAACGAATAGACCGTCTGGAAAATACGGTGGACACTACCCAACATAGGCTTGGTATCCTAGCATCTATGTCCTCACCTGATACAATGGAACGACGTACTCGTGAGGTTGAACGGTTAAGGGCAGACGTAGATCAATTAGTAAAACGAGATAAGCAGTAGACCGGTTGGCTCCAGTAGCTTAGTCAACCGGTCCTCACATCTTTGTCAATCGATATCTTCTATTAGTTTGTTAAGGTACCACTGAGCTTTCTGTAGGTCCTGCTTAGCTTTACCCTTGTACTTGAACCGGTGCATGTACTTCTTAGCACACCCCTCTAGGTAGCCTTGGAACGCCTCTGCTGTCATGTTGTCCTTCATGTACACGATACACTCAATAGCGCCATTGCTGTAGTGTTCCGGTTTATCTACCGGGTCATGGTGCGTTGTACTAATGCACTCTACAGGCTCAGGTGGTTCTTCAGGGTCATCTAGCACAGTGGTTCCTTTTCCTTTATACTCGTCGTTCCAACCAAACTCAGCCCATAGCTTTCGCCCAGATGGTTTACTCATACGGAACCTCCAATTGCTACACAGAAGCTTGCCACAAACTTGATCTCAGGGTCTTGTCTCAACTGTTTGTCTCCCTCCTCTTTCGTAACCTCACACTTAGCCTTTGTCTCAAACAGAAGCGGTGCAGTTGCTGGCAGTGGTCCTGCTGGTGTCATCAAGATAACTACGATAACGA